TCAAGAGGCCGTGAGTTCGATTCTCGCCACTCGGACCAGACGCGTCTCGGTCGAACTTTTTTTGGAAGGTTCGATTGAGGCGCTTTTTTGTTTGTTTTCGGTCTCCTCAGAAATATTGAAGTAGAGGATCAGCTCGGTGCTGGTGAGCTCGATTTTGCGCACGAAAGTATCTACTAGGCGGCGGCAGTAAGCCTTTGTGCGTTCGGACGGAGTGACCTGGAATTGCTGCAGCAGGAAAACAAACTGATCGCGCGTGAAGGAAAGGGGCTTTTTGCTCTCCAGCGAAGAAAGCTGGAAAGAAAGGTCTTTCTCCCGCTGCTCAAGGCCGGACAGGCGAGAGGTGAGGGCGGCGCTTGCAGTGCCGTTTTCAATGGCGTCAAGGACGTTGCTCAGTTTACGGCGGACATCGGCAAGGTCAGCTTCAATGGCCTGCTGTTCGGCGTTGGGGCGAGAAGCTTCTGCCTGCTGCAGCTCAAAGAGCGCGTCGGCAAGCTGCTCGATCGTCTCCGGTCGGAGGAGCTTATCGGCGACAGTACGGACGACAAGATTTTCGAGCACGTCCTGAGGGATGTTTTTTCGAGTGCAGGTACGGCCAAGAGAACGGCCCGGGCAGGAATAATAATGGTAGACCTGACCGGTGGCGCTATGGCCGCAGATGCCCCTCATCAGGCAGCCGCATTCACCGCAGTAAAGCTTGCCGGACAGAACATAATCGGCCCGCGAGGAATGCGGGGTGCGGCTCTGGCGATTTCGTTCAAACATTTTCTGCGTCCTTTCCCATAGATCGTCGTCGATGATGGCCGGGATGGCTCCCTCGATGCGGACATCAAATTTTTTGCTGACGTAGACGCCACGATAGGCTTCATTTTGAATGATGCGGTTGATGCTGCTCTTATTAAACGGGTTGCCTTTTGAAGTGCGCAGGCCCTGCTCGTTCAGGCGCTGCACGATGGAAGTGGAAGAAGCCCCGGCGGCATACTGCTCAAAAATATACTGCACGATCGGTGCAGTGGAAGGGTCTGGGACAAGCTTTTTGTTTTCGTCGGTCATAAGCCCAAGAGGGCGGACTGCATTGAGGACCTTGCCTTTGAGCGCGGACTCACGCATACCACGACGGGATTTTTCGGCGAGTTCGGCGCTGTAGTACTCGGCCAGCGATTCCATGATGCTTTCGATGATCATGCCCTCGGAGCCTGCAAGATTGCTCTCGGCGGCATAGAGGATCAGCACGCCATTGCGGCGCAGGCGGCTTTTATAGACGATGCTGTCTTCACGGCTGCGGGAAAGGCGGTCGGTCTTCCAGCAGATGATGGCATCGAAAAGGCGTCGGTCACTGTCGGAGATCATCTGCTGAAAGGCAGGACGGTCATCGGTCTTGCCGGAAATGTGCCGGTCAATGTATTCGTGCTGGATGGTAAGGCCATGGGCCCGGGCAAACGCTTCACAATCCCGGCGCTGGCCCTCGATGCTTTGCTCGGTCTGGCGGCTGCCGCCGGAGTAGCGGTAATAGGCGACCAGACGGGTGACCGCCTCGGTGGAGTCCGGTGCTTTTACTTTGCGAGATGTGCGAGACATAAAATAAAACCTCCCGGCTTGCGCGCCCGGCCGGGAGGTGGTACAATAGACCCGGCAGGCGCAAAAAGATTTACCTTCGTTTTGTGTGAATGCTTCCATTCAGCCCGACGCTGTTCGTACCAGCGCCGGGCACTTCTTTTTTCAAAAACTCACGGCTTGCAGAAATCGCAGAGCCGCGCTACAATCAAAGAGCGGAAACGCGATGGGTTGTAAGGCATTCATGAAAAACTCCTACTTATTTTATTCGGATGAACGACAGCAGAAGGTCCCCCGGCTGGAAACAGCTGGGGGATTTTCTGTTTTTAGTGGTGGAAATACTCAATGACATCATAGATGACCTCAACGATCAAAGGCAAAAGCACGAAAAAGACGAGCTTTGCTTTTTGAGAGGATTTATAAAGCAGGTAGAAATCTGAATCCTTATCAAGATGCTTCGAAACACCATAAGTGTAGACGATGCCGATAAGCGATAAAACGACAGCAAGAGCAATGGAGCCAGAAACGGCCAACAAAGGTGAAAAAGACAGCGCCCGTGCAGCCGATGGGATAATGAAGGCACTGAAAAAACCGCAGAGGAGAAGAAGTGTTGGAAAAATGCTACGCTCGAGAGCTTGATGTTTTTCGTGCTCCTGATCCAGGAGAGACTTTGTAGCGGCAAGCTCCTGCATGGTGTCCTCCAATCGGAGGGCCAAGCTCATGTAACCGATGACTTGCCGCCCATCTTCTTCCGCATAGATGTTCTCGGCTTTTCGGAGGTTGGAAAGGCTTTTTTCATAGTCTGCGCGCATAGAAGGGTCAAGCTTTTGGATGGCAGCGTTAGCTTCGGCGTAAGAGATATTTGTGGAAAACATGAAATCACTCCTTTTTTCTCAGTATAGAAGAAAGGAGGGGGAGTTAAAAGAGAAAATGAATAAAGACGTTGCGGCTGCAACAAAAAAGAGGGGACGCCCGGCGGGGCGCTCCCTCTTTTTGCTATGTACTGGTCACCCGACGGCGGAGCCAGCGGATGCTGATGCATCGGCCTCCGCTTTTTTCTGGGCCAGGAGCTCCTGGCGGTAGGCCTCGACTTCGGCGTCGATATCCAGCGGGTAGGGCTGCTGGGCGCTAAGTTCGGCAGCGACACCGTCCACATAGCGCAGGATCGCGTCCTGATCGGCGGGGCTGAGCTTGAGAAAGGCCGTGAGAATAGCGCGCTTGCGGTCATCCAGATGGTACTCAGCAGCCAGACGGTCCAGGATGGAGTCGGACGTGTCGTCCAGCATGGGGCCTTCCCCGGTGCGAAGCCAGGCCTCGGACACCCCAAAATCACGGCAGATGGATTTGACGGTCTGCTCGGTGGCGCTGGTGGCACCACTTTCCAGGCGGCTGACGGTGGCCTTGGTGAGGCCAATTACCTCACCAAACTGCTCCATGGTGAGCCCTTTGCTCTTGCGCAGCTCCCGGATACGGTCATTGATGGCGGGCATAAAGATCACCTCCTTTTTATGATCTGACCCCATTATAGCATAAAAGTTGCAGAATGCAACATGAAAATAAAAAAATTACTTGACATTGTTGCATGATGATACTATAATGAAGCCAAGAGGTTGCAGAATGCAATCTTGCACAGAACGATATGCAACAAAGGAGGCTTGAAGATGTCGGAACGCGAAAAAAAGAGTCGGGAGCTGGTGGAACAACTGGAAAAGCTGCCGCCGAAGACCCAGGAACGCATTGGCTACATGATTGAGGGCGCGTTGGTGCTGGCGCAGAGCCGCGAGAACCCGGAAAAGCCGGACAAGAGCGCATGAGCCGCCGGAAGTGGTGGGCACTGCTGATAGGGCTGATCGGATCGGTGGTGTTCAATGCAGGCTGGTGGATCGACTATCCGCCCATGGTGCTTGCCGGTGTACTGCTGGCAGCAGCGGGGCTGGACCTGTGGGCGGAATGATGAAAGGAGAAAAGCAATGACCGAGAATGAACACGAAGCGCTGGCCGGGCTGAACGAGCCGTGGAGCAACGCGGCCTGCATGGGTTACTGTCTGATGGCGATGCAGCAGGCGGGCGTGCCGGAGCCGATGCAGAAAAAGATTCTGGCGAGCCTGGAAGAAAAATTTGACTTTTACAGCCTGGAAGACGCCGAAAAGGCCGGATACAGGAAAACGGAGGATTGACCATAGAACGTTTTGTGATCGTGATCCCGGCGGACGAGGAGCAGAAGGCACGGCTGCTGCGCTGCGACGACGGGGACACCTGTAAGCTGAAGACGCTGCAGGAGCTGGTGGGCGGCTTTATTGAGGTGACCGACACCTGCCTGGCGGCCAGCTGGGCGCGGGAGGATGTGGACAGCATCCAGCTGATCGTGAATGAAGAAGGGCTACTGCAGGAGCTGCCGTTCAACGAGCGGGCCACCGACCTGTATGAATTCCGGTACAGGAGCGGCATTGTGGGCACGGCGGTGCTGGCGGCTGCGCGGGGCGATGAGCTGATCGGCTTTGCAAAGCCGGTGTGCAAGACAATCTGCAGCGAGTGGGGCCTTGACCTGGCAGAGACGGGCGAAGACTCCCGATTCCAGACCTTCAGCCCGGACTAAAGAAAGGAAAGTGTATGACGACAGCAGAACTGCCGCTGAAGAAATGGCAGCTGAGGGCGCTGCTGGAAATCGCGGAGGACTTTTATGCAGACCCGAAGAACCGGCAGGCGTTCGAAGCCTGGCAGAAAGAGCGGCGCAGGGCACGCCGTGCAGCCAAAAACAAAAAGCCCGCCGGTGCAGCGAACACCGGCGAGCTTTGATGGAGTGACAATTTGGAGAAATCGTCACCCCGATAATATCACAAAATCGGAGGTTTTACAATGAAAAAACTGCATGTGAAGCTGACCTTCACCGAGCCGGTGTTGGGCACCTGGCCTTCGAACCAGAACATTGCCCGGGAATTTATCGCCAGCAAGTCGCCGGATGCGGCCAGCATCGAGGACGAAGTGGCCGCGCTGGGCGCGGACGCGGTGGCGGACAAAGGCATGACCGTGTTCCCCCGAGATGCCAAGGGTCGGCCGGTGCTGTATGACTACCAGGTCAAAGGTTTCTTTAAAGACAGCTGCGGCATGCTTGCTCGTATCGGAGGAAAAACCGAGACCGGAAAAAAGCGGGCCGTGAACGAGAGCGGCAAGATTTCGGCGTACAAAAAGGTGATTGACGGCTTGGTCTTCGTTTCACCCCGCATGATCCCCATCGAGGTGAACGGCGTGGTGCGGGACTGCCAGCGGCCGCTGCGGGCCCAGACCGCCCAGGGTGAGCGGGTGAGTCTGGCGAACAGCGAGGAAATTCCGGAGGGCAGCCGGTGCGAGTTTGACGTGCTGTGCATGGACGACAGCCACGAAGCAGCTGTGCGGGAATGGCTGGATTACGGTGTGCTGCGGGGCATTGGCCAGTGGCGCAACAGCGGAAAGGGCCGGTTTACATACACCGCCTATGAGGTGAAGGCCTGAGAGCAAGGGCATGGCATTGACGGCCCTGATTCGCGGAGGCGGTGCGATGCATGGCATGGAAAAGCAGCGGGAAGCGGTGGCAAGGCGGGGTGGTGAACGCCTTGCAAAGCTGAGCAAAGGAACTGCAAAGCAAGGCGACGCGAAGCGGAGGCATAGCATGGGTTAGCAGCGCAACGGCAAGGCTATGCTTAGCGTCGAGTGCATTGCAAAGGAATGGCAGAGCGAAGAAATGCCGCGCATAGCGCAGCGAAGGCAATGCAGAGGCGTGCGTCGCAATGGCAAAGCAAGACGTTGTGGTGAAAAGCAACGGAATAGCGACGAACCGCTTTGAGAAGAAAAGCAACGGAAATGCAAAGAACGTTGTTGAAAAGCAAGGGAGCAGAAAGAACAGGAGGTTTTGACAATGCGGAAATGGAACGGATGGGCCATGCTGGCGGCGGGCGCCGGGGCGCTGTGGCTGGGAGGCAAGCTGATCGGGCTGGCAGAGGCGGGCATCACGCTGGCGCTGATGGCCTTTGGCGGCTTTGGGTACGGCTCGGCCGCCACGCGGGCACCGCTGATCTTATGGGCGGTGCTGTGCACGCTGGCAGGGGTGGGGCTGTACGCCTGGAACTGCCGGCAGGAGAACCGGCAGTACGAAGCTGCGGCCCGGCGGCAGCAGGCAGACGAAGCGGCCGCCAAGACCATGGACAAGCGCGGCCGCCGGAGAAAGGCGGGCTGACGCCATGGGCCTGAAAAAGTACCGGGTGCATGTGGAGCTGAGCAAGCAGCTGCCGCAGACGAACAGCCTTTACACCCTGTGTATGACCTACATCGTGCGGGCCGCCACGAAGGTGGACGCAAAGCTCAAGGGCGAATTTGCGGCGAAGGTGGAGAACCCCACCTGCCGCGCGAAAGCCTACCATGTGGAGGAACTGCCGTGAAACCTGTAAATCTGACCCCGGACGAGGAAGAAATCTGGGACCGAGTGGACACCTTTGGCAACGAGCTGGTGCGGGACATGGGCGCGGCCCTGCTGCAGGTGGACCAGCTGCCGGAGTGGATGAAGGAAACGGCGGTGAACCATTTATGCAGCAAGCTGGCCGAAGCCAGAGCGCTGGCGTGCAGCTGGATGAACGACCGCGGCGAGCCGTGAAAGGAGAGACCATGACCTTAGAGGACTACAAGGCCCGGATGGCCCAGGAGCTGGAAAAGCTGGACTGGCAGCACCCGGGCGACAAGGAGAGCGGCGCTTACCGGCTTTTAAGCGAAGCGGGCCGGGACAAGCAGCTGGGCACGCAGGACTGGATCGTGTTATACAACCAGTACCGGGAAGGGGTGAAGCGGACATGAAACGGAATATGAGCCTGAGCCAGGAGCTGGACCTGACGCGGGACGGCACGGCCGAGATGACCCGGTGGTGCATCATCATCGCGCTGCACCAGTGCTTCGGCGTGGGGAAGGACCGGCTGAACAAGATCGAGGCCCGGGCGGAAGCGCTGGCCTACGAAAGCCTGGACGTGGCCATGACGGCCAACGACAAAGGGATGCCCAGCACCGACCGCAGCCGTGCGCTGCGGGAAGGCTGGCTGCCGGAGGGCGTGGAACCGGAGTTCCGGGTGCCGGTGCTGCGCGCACCCCACACCCGGCGGGAGCAGCAGCTGCGCATGGCGGGCGACGTGGCCGCCAGCATGGTGTGGACCATCTACGCCCGGGCCTGCATGGAGCTGCTGGGCTACAGCAGCAAGCGGCTGAACCGGCTGCGGGAAGAAACCCTGGCCAACTACCGGCAGGTGAACGAGGAAGGCCACGAAAGCCTGAGCTGGGCCATGGAACGGCTGCGCCGGTGCGCCGAGGACGCACTGAAGGAAGACATTACGATCGAGAACGTGCCGGACGAGGAGCGGGCAAAGCAGGCCGACCGGGACTACCAGGAGCAGAAAGCGGCGTTTATCCGGCGGAACATGGCAAAGGCGCTGGGGCACCGGGCGGCCCCGGCGGGGGCCAATGTGCTGGCGCCGGGCGAGATCGAAAAGAAGATCAACACGATCCTGCAGCAGCCGGGCATACCGGACAGCTGGGAGAGGAGAAGAAAGTGAGCAAAGACAAATGCAAAATGACCCGCAAACGGTTTGAAAAGCTGATGGCGGGAAGGCACGGCGTGCAGCTGCGCGAGGTGCACGACATGGTCAGCCGCGATATGGTGGACCCCAAAAAGCGGCGGGAGGAAGCGTGGCAGACGGCAAAGCACCGGTACGCGCGCAGCGAAAGCGAGGCGAAGCAGGCATGACACTGGAAGAAGCCATGAAATACCGGGGCGAGACGGTGCGCTCGCTGGCGAAGGCGACCGAAACGGCACCGAGCTGTGTGAAGCGCTGGGTACAGCCCGGCGGGCTGGAACGGCTGAGCGCGGTGCGGCTGCAGCAGATCGCCAGGGCGCTGGACGGCGGGGTGCTCGTCACCGAAGACGGCTGCGAAGTGGAGCTGTACGGAGGGAAGGCAAGATGAGTGCACATTACGTCTACCGCCTGTACGACCCGAAGACCGGCGCGCTGCTGCACGAAGGCACCCCCACCGAGCTGGTGGCGGCGGGGCTGTTCCCGGACCGGGACCGGCTGCAGAGCGAGTACATGCGCCAGAAAAAGACCGTGAAAAAGCCGCGCATCTGGCGGATCGAGCGGGAGAAGCGGCCCCCGGCGGCTACAAAGACGCTGCTGCGGGAGGTGTGGGAGTACACCGCCTGGGATGCAGCGGGCAACCGGATGGCGAAGGGCACGGCGGCAGAGCTGGTGGAGCAGGGATTTTTAGACTGCACCCAGACGGCGGCAAACTGGGCCCGGAAGGGCTGCTGCCCGGCGCGCGGCATTGCCAGGCTGACCCGGGAAAAGGTGCGGCGGAGCATCGTGCAGCGGAACGCGGCGGGGGCGAAGAAGCTCCCGAAGGCAGAGCAGCACCGGGCACCGGCGTCGAAGCCGCAGAAAAAGGCGGCGAAGGGCGTGATCCCGAAGATCAAGGACCCGGACGCGCTGCAGCTGGACGTGCACGCGCTGTGCGGGTACAACGAGGCGGCGCGGAAGCGGGGCCTGCCGGAGCTGAGCTACGGCGTGTGGGCCGCACGGGGAAAGCCGGAAATACCATAAAAACGGCCCTCAGGCAATCAAGCCTGGGGGCTTTGGCGACAAAAGACAAGGCGTGCCGGGTGGTGTGCAGCGGACGGCTGCACCTTAGCCGGAATGGTTTGTCGGGCCCCGGAAGGGGCAGGACCTACCTTATTATAATGCGTGATTGCTCCAGGGCGTCCGGCGGGACGCTTTGGGGGGCTTGTATACCCGTTATTTCTGTGACGGTGATGATCATGGGAACGGAAAAACACAGGACGCTGACGACCAGCAGGAGGTGCCGGGATGCGAAGAAGCTACATCCGGGAAAAGAAATACCAGTGCGGTGACGAGTACATGACCGTGGGCGTCTATGCAGTGACCGACCAGGAGCACCGGCAGCGGGGCAAGAAGCGCAAGGAGAGCGACCGGGGCCAGAAGGAGCGGAACAAGTACGCCAGCCTGCGCCGAAAGCAGCGGAAGGTGCTGGCGAACTTTGACAAGAACGGCTTTTTCCTGACCGGTACATACGAGGACGGCTATTTACCCGCAGACTTTGCGGCCTGCCGGAAGGACGTGGAGAACTACAAGCGGCGGGTGATCACGGCGACCTGCAAGCGATTCGGCGTGCCGAAGGACAGCATCCGGCTGATGCTGTGGGCCGTGCACAAGGGCGAAGCCGGGCGGCTGCACATGCATGGGTTTGCCCAGTGCCGGGGGCTGGATACAGCCCAGCGGAAGGAATGGCGCTATATGCTGGAAGATTTATGGCGTCGGCGGGTGCCGGGCACCGGCGAGTATGAGCCGCTGGGTACGCCGGATGCGAAGCGAATCGACATGAAAAAGCTGCTGGGCATTGACGGGCAGGGCAAAAACGGCACGGTGGGGTACATCTACGGCCACAAAGAGCGCAGCTGCATCGAGACGCGGAACCTGCGGCAGCCGGACGAGCTGGCCGCCTGCGACACCAAGTGGAGCCGGAAGCAGCTGCGCAAGGGCTGCACCGAGTGCGCGGAGAACGCCTACTGGTGGGAGCAACGGTTCCCGGGGTGGGAAGTGGTACAGGTGGCGGTGTATGACCCGCAGCAGCTGTACGAGACGGACAGGCCGCGGCCGGAGGGCTGGGAAAGCAGTGAACCGCAGGCGTATCTGATCCTGCGGCGGAGAGAGTTTGCGAAAGTTCGCACCTGACAGACAGGATTATTTTATTTTGCGCGCGCGGAAGGCGGTGGACGGGTGACAAAGCAGCAGAAAAAGGCGGTGCGCAAGGCGCTGCGGAAGTTTGACGGCAGCGGGCAGTGGGAAGACGTGCTGGGCCGGGTGCGGGACTACTATGCCAGGGAGGACCCGGTGTGCTGGAACCTGCTGCGGCTGCGGTACATCGAGGGCCGGAGCGAGTGGGACGTGGTGGGGCTGCTGCACATCGGGCGGACGACCTACTACCACAAGGAGCTGGAGGCGCTTTCCACCGTGGCGGTGTATGCGGCGGCGGCGGGGCTGATCTGAACAGGCTGGACACGAATGTGTGCGGCCTGTTTGTGCTGCAACGACGACGACCGCCGCCAGCGGCGGAAACAGGGAGGAGTTGTTGGGGCAGTGTTCTGATTTTTCAAAGCGCCGTAAGGCCGCTGAAGAAATACCAGCAAACACAACCCGTACTCGCCGCGCGAGACCGCTGAAAAAAGTCCGTAGTTTTTTTGCAGACAGAAACGTGATAGGCTGGAAGCAAAGCACGGGAAGGAGGGCCGGGAATGGCGACGCGCAGATACTGCAAGAACACGGTGCCCGGCCGACAGGGCCGGGGCAAAAAGTACCCGGCAAAGGTGCGGGCGGACGTGGTGATGGCCATGATCGGCTCGAACTCCATCTGCGCGGTGGCCCGGAAGTACGGCGTGCCGGAGAGCACCATCCGCAGCTGGATGGCGGAGGAAGCCAAGAAGCCGGACGGGGCCTTTGCCAAGGCGCGGGCCGAAGCGGCGCGGGAGATCGCAGCGCGGGCAGCGCTGGGGGCCCGGGCCCAGGTGGGTTATCTGCAGCAGCGGGTGGCCGAGAACCAGCGGGCGGCGGACATCCGGGCAAAGCTGGAGCAGCGGCTGGACGAAGACGCCCGATCCCGGCGGTATATGGTCGGCGGGCTGCTGAAAAGCGAGGCGGAAGACCTGCAGGACGCAGCGGAGACCGGCCTTGTGGTGCGCAGCGCACCGGGAACCTACGACCGGCAGCTGAGCGACGAGGAACGGGACGAGCTGGCAAAGCAGCTGGAACGGTACGAAGCGAAAGCCATGACCGACAAGGACGCGGCGAACATCGCGGCGGTGCTTTTGACGGCGGCCGCCAACGCTGCGGCGCTGGTGCCCCGGGACGAAGGCAGCAGCCAGAGCGCGCCCCCGGCGGTGCTGATGGAAGGCCAGGACAGGAGCGAGCAGCAGGAGGTGGTACTGGATGGCCGGGGAGACGTATGACGGCAGGCCCATCCTCTGGCGGCCGCAGCCGAAGCAGGCCGCCTTCATGCGGCGCAGCGAGGACGAGGCCCTGTACGGCGGGGCCGCAGGCGGCGGAAAGAGCGATGCGCTGGTGATCGAGGCGCTGCGGCAGGTGGACATCCCACACTATCGCGGGCTGATCGTGCGCAAGACCTACCCGCAGCTGAGCGAGCTGATCGACAAGACCATGCAGTACTACAAGCCGGTCTTCCCGAAGGCGAAGTACAACGCGTCGAGCCATGTGTGGACCTTCCCCAGCGGGGCGAAAATCTACTTCGGCAGTATGTTCCGCACCCAGGACAAATACAACTACCAGGGCAAGGCTTTTGATTTTATCGGGGTGGACGAGCTGACCCACTTTACCTGGGAGGAGTACAGCTACCTCATGAGCCGCAACCGCCCCACAGGCCCGGGCACGGTGGTGTACATGCGGGCCACGGCCAACCCCGGCGGCATCGGCCACGGATGGGTGAAGGCCCGGTTCATCACACCGGCACCACCGGGCACCCGCATGGTGCAGCTGGTGGACGTGAAGAAGCCGGACGGCACCGTGCAGCAGATGCGGCGCACGCGGGTGTTCATCCCGTCCACGGTGTTTGACAACAAAAAGCTGCTGGAGAATGACCCGGGATACCTGGGCACGCTGGCCAGCTTGCCGGAAGCGGAAAAGCAGGCGCTGCTCTACGGCGACTGGGACAGCTTTTCCGGCCAGGTGTTCACCGAATGGCGCAACGACCCGGACCACTACGAGGACCAGCGGTGGACCCACGTCATCAAGCCGTTCCGCATCCCGGCACACTGGCGCATCTGGCGCGGGTACGACTTCGGCTATGCAAAGCCTTTTTCCGTGGGCTGGTACGCGGCCGACGAGGAAGGGCGGCTTTACCGCATCAAGGAGCTGTACGGCTGCACCGGCACGCCGAACGAAGGCCTGCGCATCGACCCGGTGGAGCAGGCAAGGCGCATCCGGGAGGCAGAGCAGAACGACCCCATGCTGCGGGGCAGGCAGATCACCGGCGTGGCAGACCCGGCCATCTTCAACGAGAGCCAGGGCGAGAGCATTGCCGAGATGCAGGAAAAACACCCGAACTACATCTTCTGGAAGCCCGGCGACCACACGCGGCTTGCGGGCAAGATGCAGTTCCACTACCGGCTGAACTTTGACACCGACGGCAGACCCATGCTGCAGGTATTCAACACCTGCAAGCATTTTATCCGCACCATCCCGAACCTGGTCTATGACGAGAGCAACGTGGAGGACATTGACACCACGCAGGAAGACCACATTTACGACGAGTGCCGGTATGTGCTGATGGAAAACCCGCTGAGCCCGAAGCAGGCGGTGCGGGATGTGCCGATGAAAGACGACCCGCTGGACCTGGACAAGCGAAAGAGCCGGACGCGGGTGATGAGGGTGTAGACGCTCCGCTGGGCCAGAGGACAAGAGGGGCGTTTCGACGCGCCCCTCTCATCCTCTGGACTCCACTTACCCCTGACGAGAAAGGGGTTGCTCGCCCCTTTCAGACCCCAAAGAAGAAGTCGAAACGGAAAAAATCTAGCCGCTTCGCTAAACGATTTTTTCACGTTTCTCCGATTTGAAAAACGAGAAGGTGAAGTGCATGAATGAAAACGAGCTTTTGCAGGGGATGCTGAAGCGCTACCCGGACCAGAGGGACGGGGCCTTTGGAGAAATGCAGAATGCCGCAGCTGCCCCTCATCAGTCGGCTTTGCCGACAGCTTCCCCCGAGGGGGAAGCCTTCGACCTGCCCACGGCGCAGGCGATCGGGGAGGAAGAAGTCAAGAAGGCAAACGATATCCTGCAGAAATACAAGACCGGCAAGGCGGCGCTTGACAAGCGGATCATCGACAACGAGTTGTGGTTCCGCATGGGGCACTGGAAGAACTACGAAAACAAGATGATGGAAGGCAAGCCGAAGCCCTCCAGCGGGTGGCTGTTCAACAGCATCGCCAACAAGCACGCCGACGCCATGGACAACTACCCGGAACCCAACGTG